CTGTCATTGAGAATCATCGCCTGACAAGACATTCTATCCAATTTTCTAGACAGGATGTCAATCAGAGACTCGCATACACAGCAAGCTTAGATAGACGACTAGCTACGCTAGACCTGAAGGATGCGTCCGATCGAGTGCATTTGCACTTGGTTCAGCGCATCTTTAAGACCTCAGGGCTCCTCGAGTACTTCGAAGATGCTCGTTCTTTGCATGCTGATCTACCAGACGGTACGAACATCGTCTTGTATAAGTATGCTTCAATGGGAAGTGCGTTATGCTTCCCTATTGAGGCAATGGTATTTTTTACCCTTATACAGAGTGCGATGCACATATTCGACGGTAGACGTCCGAGTTCTCGATCGATTCGCCGGTACGGCAAACTGATCGATATCTACGGGGACGATATTATCATCCCTGTAGGTTACACGGACTTCGTCGTAAAGTACCTAGAGAGCTATGCTCTTAAGGTTAACATCAACAAGTCCTTCAAGGCTTCAGCCTTCCGGGAATCTTGTGGAGCGGATTTCTTCAATGGTGTACCGGTTAATCCGGTATATGCCAGAGAAGTCCCGCTTGATGATTTACGACGCTGGGAAGCAAACACCATTATGTCTTGGAATGCGACCGCAGATCTCTTTTATCTAAGAGGTCAGTGGATCGTTGCCCAGGAAATAAGGGATTTGCTTCGTCGAGTGGTGAAACGTACCATCCCTAGAGCAAGAAAACTTGGCTCTGGGCTATCTCATCTTAGCTTCATGTTTGATACTAATTGTCATTACGACAGTCAGTTACATTCATGGAAGCAAAAGAGAGTAGTCTTTGATCCAGTCAAAAGAAAGGACCAAATAGATGGAAACGAAATCGCCTGCCTCAACAAATGGGGCATTACTTCTTACCGACGTGGAAACGACCGATATCGAGGTAATCCTTGTCCCTTCGAACGTAAACCTACTTGGGTATACGCCGGAGGAGGATGCACCTCAGTTCGAGAAGATCCAGTTGGACTGGGAAGTAAAAGCCCAGAGGTTGACGCATCCGAGCGCCACAGCGGGTTATGCGGTCTTCAAGACAGATTGCATTTCGATGGGAATTCCTCCCATCAATTTTGCGACCTGGTTGCAGGCAGCGACTCGCTATGTGCGCGAGGAACTGACGAGGGAACCCCACCATCTCGGAGCTATGGTAGCTTCGTAGAGGAGTGGTTACCAGACCCAATGAGTCATCTCACTGACGACTCAAGTCTGGACTTCCTTGCCAGTGTGAAGCGCGGTGTCTTCAAGTCAAAACACCGATGGGTTAGCCTTGCTGGCTAACGGGCTTTAATGCCCTGAGGAGATGGGACGTATCGCCCCT